GACCCCGAAGACGGTCGCTGGCCGGGTCATCCTGTCGAACCTTCTCCTCGAGACCTCGACGCCCACGGCTGACTCGATCATCGAGCAGGACCTGGCGCAGCAGCTCGGCCTTGCCGTTGACCTTGGCGTGCTCAACGGTGGCGCTGGTGGCGGCGCTGGCGAGCCCACGGGGATCATGCAGACCGCTGGCGCGGGCACCTTCCAGACTGCTCTTCGGAGTAACGCGGCGCCGACCGTGGCCGAGCTGATGGAGGCCATCACCGACCTCGACTCTGCGAACGCGCTTCGTGGCCGTCTTGGCTGGGCGATGCACCCCATCGCTCTCAGCAAGTGCCGCCAGATCGAAGAGGACGGGAGTACCACTTACGTCCCCGTCACGGCGGTGAACACGTCCTCCGGCTTCGCGGACACGCTGTTCGGCTACCCCGTCCGTACCTCGACTCAGATGGTCGCGCCGACTGGAAGCGCCGTTGATCGCTCGATCCTCTTCGGCAACTTCGACGACGTGATGATTGCCCGCTGGGGCGGGATGCGTCTCCTGGCGTCCGACACCTCGGACGACGCTTTCAGCAAGGACCAGTGCCACATCCGCGCCACGATGCGCGTGGATGTCGCTGTGCGTCACGCTGAGTCCTTCTCCTACTCCATCACCTGATCCAAGGAGGATCGACACATGAGTCTCTCAGACGTTGCAGCGTTCAACGCTGCGGTTGGCATCCAGGCCGACGACTACGGCGCCGTCACCACGAACGGCACGGGCGTGGATACGCGCGGCTACCATCAGGCCCTTGTGATCCTGAACGTCGGCACGGTCACGACCAGCCTCGACGTCAAGGTGCAGGAGTCATCGGATGACGACACCGCCGACAGCTACGCCGACATCACTGGCGCGGCTTTCACGCAGGTGACGACGGCGAACGACAACGCGATCTATGTCGCTCGCATCAACCTCACCGGGACGGAGCGGTACATCCGCATCGTCGGCACGGGCGTCGGCGCGAGCCAGTCCTACGCCGTGGACGTGATCCTGACCCCGTACTACACGGGCGACGGGGCGACCTTCTCGTTCGAGGTCTGATCTGACGCGGCAGGGCGCTCGAGCTCCTCGAGCGTCCTGCTGCTCATCCTCCGATGGCTCTCGACGACTTCCACACATCGCTCGCTCTCGTCCAAGTGTTCAAGGATGACGAGTGGACGACAGGCACGCACTTCTCCGCGAACATCGACACGAGTGGCTTCTACCAGGCACTCGCGGTGATGACGACGGGAACGGTGGGCGTGGATGGAAGCGTCGATATCCACTTCGACGAATCGGAGGACGGGGGCGTGGGTGATCCGTGGACGGAGGTTCCAGACTCGCACTTCGATGTGATCACGCCTGCAAACGATGACTCCGCTCACCTGGGCCGGATGCTGCTGAACAAGCGCAAGCGATACCTGCGAGCTCACGCCGTCCTCACAGGGCACGACTCCTTCCTTGGAGTGGTGGTGATTCTTCAGCCCTACGACACAACTCAATCGACGGCTTTCGACTTCGCCGTCTGAACTCAACGAACAACGCAAAGAGGACACGAATGAAGTACCGGGTCAGAAAGGGAGCTGTGCTGGTGTATCCCGATGGGACGCTCAGGGGCGAGCGCGGGTACATCGTCGATGGCGATGACTGGAAGGAGCGTCGCACGATCGACGAGCAGCGAGATGTCTTGGAACGCATCTCCGAACGTCAGGCTCCGGCTTCGCCTCGTGACCTCGATCGGCTCACCTCCTCCGCTCCGGTGGAGGAGGCCGAGCCGATCACTGCCGAGGAGCCCGCTGAGGAGAAGCCGAAGGCGAAGAAGAAGCGCAAGGGCATCCTGCGCCGCAAGAAGAAGGAGGGCGACGAGTGAGCGTCTACCGCGTGAAGGAAGGCCAGACGGTGCTCTGGCCGGGCGGCGCTGTTCGCGCTGAGAGCGGCGAGCTCTTCGAGGGCTTCGAGGATGCAGGGCGTCCGGCAGGCCGAGACTATGCCTCCGCGCTCCTGTGGGATGCGCGAGGCCAGATCCAGCCCGTCCTCGAGGAGTGCGACGGCGACATCCGCTGCGATATGCCGAAGGACGTGCAGCACACGCTGACGTTCTTCAACGGCGTGGCGCCCCAGGCCCCGAAGCCGAAGGCGAAGAAGAAGGCACGGGCCAAGAAGGCGAAGGCGGCAGACGAGCCCACGGCTGACTGATGAACGCGACCACGATCGACCGAGTGAAGGCTCTGCTGGACATCAGCTCGAGCACCTACGACGCCGTGCTCACCACGATGGTGGCGGCGGCGACTCGGCGGATCGAGAACTACATCGACCGACCGCTCGAGGCCAAGGAGCGGACGGAGACCTACCCGATCAAGCCTCGCCAGGATGTCCTCTTCCTGCGGGCTTACCCCGTCACTGCCGTGAGCTCGATCAAGCTCGCGCTCGATTGGGACTATGCGAGCGAGACGCCGATCGAGGCCGACGACTACAAGTTCGACGCGGAGACGGGGATGGTCAACTTCCTCTTCTACCCGATCACGAACTGGAAGGGGAACAACATGGCGGCGGCGCCGAACGTGATGCAAGTCGTCTACACGGCAGGCTTCGCGGCTGACACCGCCGCGCTGATCTCGGCCTATGGCGATATCGCCTATGCCGCCGACGTGCAGACGGTCGCGATGTGGCGCCGTCGAGACAGCCCTCAGGGCGCGAGCATGAACGTGGGCGGCGCGTCGATCAACTACGAGAAGCCGCTGGCCCTGGTCCCTGATGTGATCGAGGCGCTCACCCCTTACCGCCGCCTGAGGTTCGCCGCGAATGGTTGATCGACAGGTGGAGCGCGGGTCAGGGTGGAGCCTGATCGTCCAGAACGGGAAGCTCTTCGCAGCGATGGTGCGGAAGCCGGAGCTGCTCGCGAAGAACATCCGCACGGCGTTCGTCGTGGCGAGCGGCAAGCTCCAGAGCGAGGTCGTCAAGGGCTTCTCGGCTACGTCGTCGCGGGCCGTGTCGAAGCCCAGGGCCGCAGCGATCGGCTCGAGGACGGGCGCTCTGGCGCAGTCTGTGAAGGGCACCGCCGAGGGGCGCACCCTCGAGGATCTTCGGATCGTGCTCCGCGCGGGGAGCCGCCGAGCGTTCTACGCTGCGACCCAGGAGTACGGCACGGTCGGCGCTGGTGGGACGCTGCCGAACATCACGCCGAACCCGCCCAGGAAGTATCTCACGATCCCGCTGCCCATCACGATGACCGCTCGAGGCGTGAAGCGTAGCGGTTACGACATCGTGAAGGACGGGAGGGGCTACAGGACAAAAGACTACGGCCCGACGTTCATCGCAGGCAACGCCGTGATGATCACGAAACCGAGCGGTAAGGCGGTCCCGATCTACGCGCTGAAGAAGTCGGTCGCCATCCCGCCGCGCCTCCGGATGGGCGTGACCATTGAGAACAACCGAGAGATGATCGCTCGAGCCCTGGGCCTCGCGATCGACAAGACGTTCCGAGGGGAGGGGGCGACCTGATGGCGCACGCCTCGGTGGACACCTTCGACATCGACCTGGGCTTCCCGGTCGTCGTCACTCTGATGCGCGACGGGATCATGTCTGACGTGGACAGCGCGATGATCCAGCACCGTCAGCGCATGAGCAGCGTGTTCCCGAACGGCGACCGCCTCGTCCGTCGCTTCCAAGTCGCGTCCCAGACGGCAACGCTGGCCGACTTCCACCGAGCGCAGGAGCTGTACGCGGAGACGAAGGGCGGCTGCGAGCCGCTCGACATCACGCTGCGCGGACTGGCCCACGACGGTGGCGCTCCGGAGACCGAGACGATTCAGGTCCGCATCGTGGACCAGCCGCTCGTCCTTCAGAGTGTGGGGACGAACCTCTACAGCTTCTCGATGCTACTGGAGGAGTTCGGCCATGCCCCCTAGCGGCATCCCGGTGAAGAGGGCGGTCTTCGAGAACCTCGAGACCACGCTGGCCGCGATCACTGCGGGCTCGGACTACTACACGTCCGTCGCTCGAGTGACTCGCATCGACTCCGTGCCCATCGAGCTGACGGAGTACCCGGCCATCATCCTGACGCCCTCGAGCACGGACTACGATCCGCCTGGAGACGCGACGACGCTCGCCATCGCGGGGCACTACCGCATCGACGCCACGCTCGTGATCCGCACGCGGACCAGCGCCGTCGATGAGCTCGAGAACTTCATCCGAGACGTTCACAAGGCGATCCTCGTGGACATCACTCGGGGAGGAATTGCAATCGACACGCGGCTCACGTCCGACCGCGTGTTCTATCCGACCGACATCGAGGAGCCTGTGGCGATTGCCGAACTCTCGATCGAGATCATCTATCGAACCCGCCGAACCGACCTCAACGTCGCAACCTGACTCATGGCTTTCCGCAACTACGACCGCAAGCTCTTCGCCGCGACCGAATCCACGGGCGGCACCGCAGCAACCATTACCACCGCCACGGACTTCATCGAGACCGTCGCCCCGACGTTCACGATCACTCCGCTTCAGTTCGAGCGTCAGCCCAAGACGATGACGTTCACGGGTGCGCCGATGACGGTGGCCGGATCGGCTAAGAACCTTCCTGCCGCAACGGTGGAGTTCACCTTCGCCGTGGAGCTCTGCGGCCCTGGCACTGGAGTCGCGTCCGGAACGGCCCCGGAGTTCGACGCGCTGCTCTTGGCGTGCGGGCTTGAGAAGGCCAACGTGTTCAAGTACGACGTGGACGCGACGACCTACGGTCTCAGCGGTACGGTGCCGCACACGTTCTTCAACCGCGAAGACATCGACGCGGTGGTCTCTGGAGGCTTCGCGAGCGCGGTCGCGGAGAGCTTCGGGGACAACACCTTCGGGGACTCGGACTTCCTTGCCACGAACGCCACAGCTCCGGGCGGAACTGATGCGACGATCGTGGGTCAGCGCAGCCTTGCGAAGTGTACCCTCGACACGCCAGGAGGTGCGGAGACGCAGATCGGCGTGGGCTACCGCCCGAAGTCTGCGAACAGCGACGACACGAACTCGAACACCAGCGCCACGATCCGGCTCTATCTCGACAAGGCGGGCAGCTACGTCGAGGGCGTCGGGTGCCGTGGCACCTTCGACATCGCGTTCGTCCACGGCGACCGTGCGCTGATCAACTTCACCTTCATGGGCGCCCTCAACGCCTACGTCGAGGGGAGTGACCCGACTGATTACAACTACACGATGGAGGTGCCCCCGGCGTGGATCAACACGGGCCTCCAGTTCGGACTCTCAGACGTAGCGTCTGCGAATTACACGGGCGCCCTGTTCAACGCGCTGACGTTCACGCTCGGCAACGAGACGACGATGCACGAGAACACGAACCAGCGGTCAGGCTATCGCTCCGCGATCATCCAGAGCCGCTCCCCGCAGCTCACGTTCAACCCGGACATGGTGCTCTCGAGCGACTACGACTTCTGGAACGCCTTCCTGTCAGGAGCGCAGTCCCGCCTGAGGTGGACGCTCGGCAACACTGCCGGGAACAAGGTCGAGTTCCGCTGCGCTGCCGCGCAGTTCACGGGCATCACGGACGGCGAGCGGGACACGATCTCGATCCTCGACTCGACCACGATGCTCACGGGCGGCACCTACGGATCCTCCCTGCTGACTGATGGTGGAACCCAAACATCCAGCACGCTTGGAGCCGACAACGAGTTCCAGCTTCTCTTCCGCTGATAACCCTCGAGCATCCGGAGGTGCTCTCATGCCGATCGCTCTCGATCCCAAATCGACATTCCCCTACGTCCTCGAGGACGACCGCTCTGCGCCGGAAGGCGAACAGACGGTCTTCCAGCTTCGCGGGCTGACCGTGGCCGAGGAGGCGAGCGTCAGCGACTCGATGATCCTGGCGACTGCTGGCGCGGACGAGCTCTCGTTCCGCGCTGGCACGCACCAGCTCACGGTCCTGCGTCACGGCCTGCGGGGCTGGTCCGGCTTCCGCGACAGTGAGGGCAAGGAGGTCTCCTTCGAGATTACGAAGGGGCACCCGCGCCACATCACGGACGAGTGCCTGGACCGCCTCCTGCCGAAGTACCGCCAGGAGCTCACGAACGCGATCCTCGAGCGGGGCGCGATCACCGAAGACGAGGGAAACTGATTAGGGTCGCCGTGCAGCGCATCTGGGGAGCAGACGCAGCGGAAGCCGCTGGCAAAGGCTTCCCAGATTGCGCTCGGTGCCGTGACCCGAGGGCGGCAGAGATGCGTGCCGCCTGGGGCTGCGACGAAGCGGCGACCCGGCCAGTCTTCGACATCGGATGCAACCGATGCCTCGGCCACGACCCCGACTGTGAACTCTGCGGCGGTATCA